CTGCCAAGTTCGAGAGAGCCCGTCGTCGTCAGACCGGCTGGAAGAGGGTGCGCGTATCTGCCAAGGTTGAGATCGCCCGTCGTCGTCAGACCGGCTGGAAGAGGGTGCGCGTATCTGCGAAGGTCGAGATAGCCTGTCGTCGTCAGACCGGCTGGAAGAGGTAGGTTTTGATTGATCAGTTCTTGATAGTTTTCCATATCCGGTATTGTGCCGTATAGCAACGCACCATGTCAAGTGCTATTTTTAGGCGGTCCGCGCGTCGCTTCCGCTCTTGCCCATCATCTGGCTGCGGAAGGCTGTCCGCCCCACATTCAGCATCTGCTCGAACATGATCGCCTTTGCCTGCTCGTCCAGGCCGTCCTGCGTGGCCAGCAATGCCGCGACTCCGTTCCGACGCCAGATTTCGAAGCGCGCATCGTTCACGATCAGCGCCGCCTCGGCCAGAAACAGCGTGTGGTAGACATAGCCGAATTCGTCCGGCAGCGGTCCAAACTTGTCGCTCCAGCCTTGGAGCAGCGGTGCCTTTTGCTGTCCGTCGCAATAAAAGGTGTAGGCCTGGTCCGGCACCGAATCGAACCGGAATGTTAAGTTACCGTTGTTGTCGTCGTAGACTGGAGCCACCAGTTCCGGGCGGCGCGAGCTGCTCGATTTGGGCCGATCCAAGCGCCCTTCGATCGCATAGACGTTCCCCGCGCTGTCTTCGAGCCACATCTCCTCCATCCGTCCCAGCGTCGGCAGGTAGATCTGGTAGTCCGTGCCGCCGCCCGGTGTAATCGGGATCGAAAAGTTGAAGCGGTTGAACCTCCACACGAACGGAGCCCCCAGCATCCGTTGCAGCACGATATTCGCGCTGGTCAGTCCCGGCTCATACTTCGAGATGTTTAGGCGCTGATTCTTGATCAGCGTCCGAACATAGTTCACCGAGTCCTGTACCGTGATCGTGACTGCTCCCACCGCAACCCTCACATAATTCCAGAAATACTTATCCTATTTCAATATCCCCAACCATAGGGATCGCCAGCGGTTACAGGTCCGCCGCGCGCCCAGCGCGAATCTACGACGCCGCCTGCCGGCATCAGTCCGTAGGCATTCATCTCGCGGTCGCCCTGCTTCAATGCCTGTCGCGGCATCTTCACTTCTTCCCAGAACTCCCACTCCTTTTCGCCGTCCTGCTTCATCTTGGGGTCGGTCGCGGCTTTCTTGCATCCGGCCTCCAATCCCTCGCGGAAGTAGAGCGAATAGCTGTCGGGCACCGGGTCCAGCGTCTGCGCCATGCTGGTGAACAGGGGCGGATCGTACTGAAATACCGGGATGATCTCCCACACCGGGGCTGTCGCGCCCGGCAGGTTATCCAGGCGGAAGCCCTGACTCGTCGGGCTCACGACGGTCCACACCACGGTGCCATCGGTCACTGTCGTGCCCTCGGGCGCATTCGCCGCGGCCTTCGGTGCCGTCGTGCCGGTCGTGCCGAACGTCGTCAGAATCAGGATGTTTCCGTTCGCATCCAGGCAGTTCAGGATGGGATTTTGCGCAGTCGGACCGTTGCCCACCAGCGGCTGATAGACCTTGCCCGCTCCGGGCCACACTCCCAGCGCCATGTCGCGGTTGTACATCCAGCACATGTTGAAGACGCCCCACAGGGTGGAGCTGGTGCGCGGCAGGTTCTTCCTCCACTTCGGCACCGGACGCATGATCGGCTTGGGCAGCGCCGTATCGTTGATGTTGATCGCTGTGATGTCTTCTCCCCAGCCGATCGGCCCGTTTGGCTGCGCCAGTTGCGGATAGTCCTGCTGCCAGCTGTTGGTGTAGAAGGGCGCGGCCACCGCCGAATTCCATTTCCAGTTCAACCGTTCGCACACCAGCGATTTGATGACACCGTTGGCGATGATGAGCGCCGCCTTGTCGCCATAGCCGGACGGTCCCTTGCGCGGGTCCGGTATCCCCGAAAAGGCTACAAAATCAAACATCTCGCCCAACTTGATCGTGCTGTTGCCCATTTACATCCCTCAAGAAAAAAGGCCCGCTGCTGGTTGACGGCGGGCTCCCCAGGCTGATCCCCTACGAAACGTCTTCCGCCGTCCCCTTCGGCACCGGAAAGCCGTCAGCCGTCCTTCCCACTGCCGTCCAGTCGCTTCCGCCCCAGCGTTCGCTGCCGCTGCCCTGCGCGTCGATCTTCGCCGCCGCTACTTCAGCCTTGGTGTCGTCTGTTACGCGAATACCGTGCTTTTCGAGCTGCGCGATAATCTCTTCAATCGTCGCGGATGCCGCACTCTCGACCACCGGCGCAACTGCTTGTACCGCCTGCTGTTCGGCTGGTTTCAGCGCCGTCGCAACCTGCTGCTCGAGCGCCACCACGCGCGCCCACAGTTTCTGCACTTCCGTCTGTTCGCCAACCTGCTGCTCATCCATCGTCATACCCTCCAGAAAACCTGCGTCATCCTTCGCCGAAGGCGGAGGACCTGCTTTTCGCCTTACGTCGCGTAATACGGGATCTTCGCCGCCGTCCCGTTGATCGTCACATCCAGGTAGCCGGCCGGTGTGGCTGGCAGCGCGGTAGCGGCCCCGGCGGTGGCGCTGGTTGCCGTCGTCTGCGCGGTCAGGGCGAGGGGTTTGCCGGCGTAGGCAACGGCGACCGGCGCACCATTCAGGCCCGACGTGTAGAGCTGGTTGTTTACTTGGTCGAGGATGATCTGCTCGGTTCCCGGCACTGTCGTCGGCGGTGTGCCTCGCGTTACGGTATCTGCGCCCATCTGGTCCTGCCTTTCGCTACGCCGCTTGGCGCTGTGCTTCTCGTTCGGCCTTCAGGTCCACCTGCGGCCACTGGTCGCAGGCGCGCCATGGAAACACCTGCTGGCCCGTCCGCTTCATGATGTTGGTGTGCGTGGTTCCCGAATCGCCTTCCTGCTTCGCCTCGTCGCTGAGCTTCTTCTTTGCCTTCTTTAGCAGCTCGGTAAACTTCTCGGTGTCGGCGTTGAACTTGCGCACACGCGCCGCCGCCTCCGCGCGCGTCTCGTCCACTTCCAGAATCACGCCCGCCGGCATCTTGGTCCCGGCCTTGAACGGTTCCTCCTGCATGAAGCGCGGATGCGGCGTCCACCACTGGCCGCGGCAGTTCGCGCAATAGATCAGTCGGCTCCAGCCATCCGGCATCCGCGTCACCACCAGCATGCTCTGGCGCTCGTCGCCACCTTCGAGCGGACTGGCAATGGGAGCGCCCTGCAGATGTTCGCACTTTTCGGCGTTCTCGCGAAGGCTATCGCGCCCGATTTTCAGGTTGGTCATGCGTTCGCGCATCATGCGTTCGCGTTGCGTCTTCTGCGCCAGCCGGGTACGATTGCTCTCGATCTTTTCGTCCAGGTCCAGTTGCGCGGATTGCAACATCACCGCCGCCAGTTCCTGCTCGATTTGCTCTTTCGTCTTTCCCGCCATCTGCTTTACCTCGGACTAGGGTGGCCTATCGGTAGCGCCACCCCTTGCTGCACTGCTGTGCGGTGAAAATTCTATGTCGTTTGCGGAACGGCGATCGCCACGCGCGCACGGCTGGTGGCGTCGGGCGGCAGGCCCAGCCCCAGCACAAAGTTGTAGCCGGTGCCCCCCGCGATCACCATGTTGGTGTCGTAGGCGGTGCGCGCCGAGAACTCCCCAGCCCACACGTTCAGGTTCTTCCAGCCGCCGCTCTTGCCGATTTTCGTGTGGCGGGAATTGGGGAAGTTGATGAAGAGTACAGCATCGCGTCCGGCAAGGTAGGTGCTGATGCCGGTTAGCCCCGATCCCTGCCAGTTGGCCGTTTGCGTCTGGTTGGTCGAAAGCCTCCAGTGCGCGCCGAACAATTCGATTACTCTGGCCGTCTCCTCCTCTTCGGGCATCTGCTCCAGCTTCACCTGGCCCGCGTCCGTGTGCTTCCAGATATCGACAATCGAATTGTTCGAGTTGTCGATCGCCATGTCGGCCATGAAGAATGGGTGGATCGAGCCATTGTAATACCCGTCCATCATCGTCGGAACGTTCGCGCCAGCCAGCGAAAACGGCATCTGCTCGATGATGTTCTTCGTGAACGGGTACGGCGTGGTGGTCGAGTCTTGGTTCGTGGTGCGCGTATCCCACGTCCGCAGGTAATCGAACTGTGCCATCACCAGATCGTCGATGGTCAATGCAGCTTGGTACGCCATGATCTTGCGGTTGTTTTCCATGTCGTTCGAGATGGAGGTCAGCCATGCCAGGTCGCTTATGTTGTTGTAATTGGCGTACTGCGCGAGCACAATGTCCTTAAAGTTGGTGCTGATCACCTCGGGATTGCCGATGGTGCCCTGCGTCTGCTGCACCAGGTCCGCGCCCAGCGGCACGTTCATAAAGTTGCGAAAGGCCATGCCGCTTTTCGTCGGCATATCCATGTGGGTGCACATCAACATCTTGTTCGTGTAGGTGTAGAGCCACTGCAAAAATACCCGGTTGTAGTACGTCGTCAGCCCCGCCTGGGGCATGTTGGCGGTAGTCTGCGCGCTCGGGCTCGGCCCATCGCACAGCACCGCGCAATGGCTGGCCATCCCGCCCGCCAGCAGCACCAGTTTCAGCGGCACGAATAGCGCCGATGCGGTCGCGGCGATAAACTGGATCACTGCGAAAATTGCTACCGAAAGCATCAGGGCATAACGGTCGTAGCCGCTCATCCCTGTGCCCTTATCCCTGAACTTCGCCTTCGTCATGGTCGTTTCTTTCTGCGCTTAGCTCGCGCGCTGTTCCTGGGCTTCATACTTCGCCGCCGCCGCCAGGTAATCCGGGTCGTTGGCCTCTAAAAGCGCCTTCCGTTCCTGTAGCTTCATGCCGAAATACTGGGCCTCGGAATACTTCAAGGTCCTGGTTGGAGCGCCTCCCGTCCGGCCTCGTGCAACATAGCCGGTCGAAAAACGCCGTGGCTGGGTCCTCTCTGCGCGCTGAACCGGAGTTTCCTCAGGAAACGATTGAGATGGAGTTTCAGATTGAGGTTGACGCTCGTAGCTGGGGGCTTCAAACAGCACCCCTTCCGCAAGCAATTCGTTGAAGCATTGCGTCAAAAGCTCTTTGGTCACCCGCGCCGGCCTTCCAGCCACACGAATCGCCTTCGCCCCCAGCAGCTGCCGGTTGCCCGGATGCTGGAAAAATTCAGGGTGCTCGTTCTCCCATTGCAGGGCCAGCGCACCGTAGTTCTGCCGCTCCGCTTGGGCCGGATCGACGCCGGTCGCATCGGCGTGGAGCGCCGCGATCGCGTCCGCTGCCTTCGCCGGATTCTGGAGGTCGGCGGTCAACTGCATCCGCTGGTCCACCGTCAGGCGCTTGGGCGCTGCGACCTGTGCGGGTAAAGCCGGGGAGGGCTGGTCGTTGCGCCGCATGGCGGTAGCTCGCGCCAGGGCCGCCGTGCGTTCGATCTTTTCAAGCACTTCGTCCATGGTCCGGCCATACGTCCACACCGGATTCGTGCCGTCTTCGAGGTCGAGCACGCGCGCAAAGGTTCCGGCTTCGATCGGCTGTCCGTTCGGTCGCTTCTCGGTCCAATACGCCTTCATCGCTCTCCATCCAACGCGTTGATTTCAACCTGTACCAGCAACGGAATCTGCTGCCTTACTGCCCCGGCTGCGTTCAGATACGCCCATTGTTCGGCGATTTTCTGCGCGTTTCCCAGCGGGTCCTGCTGTGAGATAGATATAACACCCTTTTTCTGCACATGGAAAGACTTTTCGAGCAACCTTCTGAAAACCGGCCATCCCGGATGCAAAACCATCTCCTTCAGCGCGATCCGTTCGCCCCGCTCCAGATCCCGCTCCACATCCTCGACCGGCTCCAGCATCGTCATCCGCCGCGGCGCTTCCTCCACTGGCTTCTGCGTTCCGTCGCGCATTGCCGCCAGCTCGCCGGTCAGCGGAAGCCCCTGCGAGTACCGCCCGTACACCTCTGGTATGTCGTAGCGTTCGTCAGCCATGCTTCACCACCAAGGCCGGTTTTGGGTAGTAGGTCATATCTGACCCACCCCGTTCTGCAGCTCGTTCAAATCCATATTCCTGTCCAGCCGCCCCTGCGCCAGCGAAAACTCGTTCGTCTCCAGCGGCACCTCGCCGGTCACATGCTTCAGCGTCTCCTGCACCACCGTATGCTGGATCGCGTTCTTGCCCTGCTCCTGTACTTCGGCCAGCTTGTTCGCGCCGCGCAGCTTTTCGAGCGTTGCGGCCGCCTGCACCCGTTGCGCGTTCGGGTTGAGCTGCTGCACCTGGGCCTTCTCGTCGTCGGTCAGCGGCACGATGATATCCTCCGCGCCCTGCAACTCGCTCACCCGCAGGAAAATCCGCTCGATCGCCAGAAAGTTGATCGTCCATCCCTTCTGGTGCATGTACTCCATCAGCTGCGGCTGCTGCAGCAGTTGCAGCAGGAACGGGATAAGTTGCGAGATCGCCGCCTTCGCCGCCAGCTTCTGGCCCGCCAGCACCTTGATGTTGAACTCCATATCCATGAACCGTTCGGGGTCGATGGAGTCGATCACGGCGTCCGAGAATTTCTTGCTCAGGATCGACCGTATCTCGGCAATCGGCATCTCGGTCTTGACCATGTGTATCTTGAACTGGTTCCACCGGGTGATGATGCCCTCCAGGTGCGCCACCGGGTCCGAAATCTGCGCGTCCGCCTGGCTGGCCGCGCGGCTCGCGCCGGTCGCCGTCCTTGCCATGCCCTGGGTGCTGGTAATCTGGCCCTGCATCGCGCCCTGATTGGCTCCAACCTCGTCGGCACCGCCCACCTGCGCGAGCTCCATGATCTTCCATGCCTCGGCGGGAATCGCGGGCTTTTCGAGGTATCCCACCAGCTTGCGCACGTCGCCGCCCTGCGGCCCGTTGATCCCCCACATGGTCCCCAGCCCCATCACCACGTTCTGGGTGGGCGAGTTGCCGTCCGCCGTGTTGTAGACCAGCGGTGCGTTCGTCCAGTAGGCGATCATCTTCAGCACTTCATTCAGCACCCCTTGGTTCATGCGCTGGTCGCCCGCGTTGATCCGGCCGATGCCCAGCCCGTAGCCCGAATTGCCGATGTTCCACCACGTTGCCGAATAGCCCAGCGCATGGTCGCCCAGGTCGTGCCGTTCGTTGCGGATGATCTTCCGCCGCCCATCCCAGACCAGCATCTCGTAGACGCATTCCTTGGTCCAGTAGCTCAGCTTCATCATCGGCTTCTGGGTCGGGTCTTGGCTGGTGTTGCGTTCCTCGCCGCTGGCCTTCAGCAGCACCGTGTTGTTGCCGTTCAGGTCGCGCGCCGTGTTGTTCGGCCCCTCCGCGTCTCCATACGGATTCTGGATAAAATACCGCAGCAGCTCGTCGTCTTCGGGGATGTCGAAATAGCACTCCAGTTGCCGCATCTGTTGCAGGTCCTGGAACACGACGTAATCGACATCGATCCGGCAATGCGCGCTCAGGTCCGGACGGTTAGGCGTGTTCCACTTCTCATCCCAGATCGTCATCCCCAGCCGGCGAAACTCGAACGTCGGCCAGCTCTCCTGCACCTTCTCGCGCACGGTCTTGAACGTGTCGCTCTCCCAGGTGTTGACGGTCTGCGGCGGTCCCACCGGCATATCGATCTTCTGCGGCTGCTTTACCCGCTTGCGTCCGACCCTGACGACGGTCCGCTCCTCCCACTTCGGAACGCAGATCATCGTGCCCTGCAACGCCTGGCACTCGATCCCCAGCGAGAGGTTGTATTCGAAGTCCGCCCGCTCGTCGAGCACCGCCAGCACATGCGTCCACGCGTCCAGCAGCAGCTCCGTATCCGGCGCGTCGATGGCCTCGCCGGTATCGTTCAGCTTGCTCTGCGCTTCGAGCATGAACGGCAACTGGTCGGCGAAGATCGACCGCCGCGTCTGGTTGCTCATCGTCGTCGAGTTCTTCGCCACGTTGAACCGGCTGATGCGCGTCGTGCCCGCCATTCCCGTGCGCCAGTCGCCCTCGAAGTTGGGGCTTTGGAAGAGATATTCGATGTACTGCCATTCAGCCAGCCACGCCTTGTCCTCCAGCCACGCCGACGCCCGCTGAAAGTCGTACCAGACCACCGTAGCGGCGGCATTGTCGTCGAGCAGCGGGGCCTCGTCGCCATCCTCGGCAATTTTGATCTGATGCGCCTGAATCTGCGGGGTCAGCTCGTTCCCGACAGGGAATCCATCCCCACCCGGACGCGATGCGATCTTCAGAATGTCAGCCATCCAGTCCTCCCGGCAGCGGCGGCATCCCTCGATAGTTTACCGCTTTGCTCATCGCGGCCAGGTGCGCTTCGGTCCTCATCCTCGCCTGCTCGTCGACCATCGGCATCCCTTGCTGCGCCATGAACGCATTCAGCATAGCATTGTCGCGGCTTCGTCGCTGGTATTCGATCTCTTCTTCGGCCATGTTTGCCCGCATCTGGCTCACCGGCACCCGGTCCGCCAGCGTGGCGATCGTCTCGATAATCCCGTTCTCCTCCACCAGCCCGTAGTGGACGAACTGCTTATGGCACTCCGGCCCCTTCGTCATCGCCGTCGAGAACATCAGCCGGCCTACCTTCATCAGCGGCTCCAGCTGCTTGATCTCGGCGTCGCGCCGGTTGTCATCCTCTTCCCACCACGGCCACTGCATCCGGATGCTGACGTTTTTCCGCGCCGCCTCGTTGCGGATCAGGTTCGCCATGAACTCGCTTCCCGGCGTCGAGAGGATCATCATGCCGTCCGCTTGGTGCTGCTTCTGCATCTGCACCATCAGCTCCGCCAGCCCGCTCGGCGTCCGCGTCGTCTGCCAGCAATCGAGGATGTACACCTTCCCGTCGATGATCTTCGCCGCGGCTCCCTCGGCGTACTTTGCCATGTTGGGCTTGCCGCCGTACTGCATCCTCCAACAGGTGAAAATCTCCGCGACGTGGCTCGCGTACGGGATCTTCTCCGGCGCAACCAGGCAGCTTGCATACAGCTTTTCGTCAAACGTCGCCACGTTGCCGCCCTGCGGATCGTTCATCTGCTGGCACATGAAGCTTTCGTAATCGTCGAAAAACTTCTGCCGCATCGAAACATAATCCATATCCGGCAGTTCGGGGAAGCAAAGGGTGACGTCCTCCTCGGCTGGAAACTCTCCCGGCACCAGCCGCTTGTTGTCCCGCACCAACAGCGCCGTGCGAATCAGCAGCTTCCACCCCGACCGCTCCGGGTGCTCCAAGTCGATCTTGCCGAGAATGTCCCCGTACAGGTCGAAGGGATGGTAGCGCGTCCCGCGCACGTTGATGTAGCCTCCGCCCCGCAGCGTGTTCACGTTCGTGTAGTAGGTGCTGATGACGCCCTTCCGCACGTTGTCGCTGGCCTTGATGCCGCTGTTCTCGGTTGCCACCATGTCATCCGGGTTGATGACCCAGGGGTGCCACCCCGACTGCTCGGACTGCGGCGAGGTGAATGCAATCGTCTTGTCTAGGTCGCCGTCGCCCGAATCCTTCCGGTTGGGCGAGTCCCAGGGCACCTTGATCTCCTTGTCCGTGCAAATCTCCGGAAACATCAGGTGCAGCGGCTTCATCGTTGATCCCTTGCCGCGATAGAAATACTTGGCGATCGACATGCTGATCGCCGTCGCCAGCGGTTGGGTCGCCGTTTCGTTCAGCATGGTGATGTCTTCCGGGAAGGCCAGCAGCCATTGCAGCGAATCCACCCGCCCCAGTGTCGTCTTGAACGTGCCGCGCGGATCCATGTGCATTCGTTTCTTGATCGGGTGCTGCTCGCGAATCGAGAGATTCGGATTCTTCGGAAAATAAAGCTCGATGGCTGGCCGATGCAAACGCTCCACGAAGTCCGTGAAGCCCATCACCTGCGCCAGGAACCAATGGTCCGTGATGCAGCGATGGCGCATATCCTCGCGGTACGCGGCGTCGTTGAACAACTTGTCGGTGTTAAGAATCATCTACTGCCCCGGCATTGCACCCGCAGCTGGCGCTCCTGCCGCTGGCGCTGCTTCCGGCTCCTCGCCCTCGCCTTCACCCTCCTGCGGCTCGGCCTCGGGCTCCTGCTGGTTCATCCCGAACTGCTCGGCGACATGCTCCCCCGCCTCTTCCGGCGTGGCGCTGGTAGCGACGTTCTCCCGCTCCCGCTCGGCGTTGTGATTCTCTTTTTTGCTCTTGTAGGTGTGGTGATGCACATAGGTGCCGTCATGCGCCTGCGTGGTGCGAATCTCATGCAGATGCTTCTTCGGCTTTGCCTCTTCGCGCTTGTGCTCGCCGTGCTTCTCTTCCTTCGCCATCGCCATACCTCGAAAGTTTGCCGGTCTCTCCCGGCTGTCACCACTATCTCCGTTCTCGCGCGTGTGGTTTTTCGACGTTGTACTGACGGATTCAGTCTCCGGGCTATCCCTGTGTATCCGGAGCAGGCTGCGAAAACGGGACGCCTACCTCAAACTTTGCCCGTTCGTATTGAACGGAGCCGAAGTCAGCCCGATACGACTCGGGACTAGCCCTTGCCGCTTCTGCGTCCCGCCTCATTGCGGATTCACGTCAGAGTTCCAGCGGTTCGGCGAGGTAGCCTTTATCCGCAGGTAAACTTCTGCACGTTCACAAACGTCCCGGCGTTCGTCGCCGCCGTCGCGCCGGAGCTGGTGAAGCTCAAGGTAAACGTCGGCAGGTTGGAGACTGTGGGCGGGTTGGCGCTCGGATTTCCGACGTTCAGGAAGCCCGTCACGAAGTTGCTCAGGGTCACCGAAGCGACCTTCGTCTTGTTGACGTAGAACTCAATGTCGCCCGAGAGCGTCCCGCTGATCGAATCGTAGATCAGCCGCGCATGAGCCCACCAGGCCGCCGTTACCCGCGCGCCCGTCGTGCCATTCTGCGCGATGGCTCCGCTCGATCCCAGCAGGTTCCCGCTGGAGATCGCCGCGCCCTCGTAGAGCTTGATCGTCAAGTTGGTCGTCGTGCCGGTCGTCACAATGCCCGACGCGAAGAGGTCGAACACGCATTGTTCGTACTGCTCGTCCGGGTGAACCGCGATGCTAAGCGGGATCGTCGGCTGGCCCGGATTTGGCACCAGCGTCTCTGTCGCGCTCGTCAGGGTCAGTGTCGCCGGAAGCGGTCCCACCGCCTGCGCGATCGTGTTCAGCCCCGTCTGACTCGCTGCTGTGCTGGTTCCGTTCGCTACTACTGGCCCCCAGGGGCGGTCGCTCAGTGCCATCGTCTTCTCCCTCGCTTGCGGAATCTCCGCTCTCGCGCAGTTTACTCTTATTTGCCGCCGGTCCGTCAATCAAAATTTGAAACCGCTTCACAGCCTCTTCGACAGCGGGAAAATCTCCGCCTTTGTCGAGGATGTACCTCTCAGCCCTGCATAGCAATTCCGAAGCCTCCTTGAGCGCCTCCACCAATTGCGCGCCGCGCGTCGGCCCGAAGTATCCCGCCGGCCTGCCGCGCCCTGGCCGGAACTCCCCGCGCGCCTTCCTCCATTTCGTAAACTCCTCCTGCTCCTTCCGGGTCGTCGGGCGCTTGCAGGTCTTGCATTGCGTCTCCTGCATCTTGAACTGCCGCGCCAGTCGGTATATGCGCTCACACTCGGCAGAGCATGTCAGCCGTTTGAAGTCGCGCCCCGATCCCACGTTGCGCCGTTTCGGCACCTTGTTAGCACACACCGAACAATTCGGCGCAAACTCAGCTAAGCCCTGCGGCACCAGCGGCCCGGTGAAATCCTCAATCAGTTTCTTCACGCTTTGAACTCCTCGAACTTCCAAACCTTGTTGCGTCGATCCCATATCGCCGCGACGAAATCGAACCATTCCCCGAACCGCTCCACCGCCACCTTCACCTTCACCCGCGCATCGTCTTCCCAGAACCCCTTGCACTCATGCATCTCGATTCGCCCGTTCGGCAGCATCACCGCAAAGTCCGGGTTGTAAAACGTCGCCTTCGCCAGCTTCAGCTTCAGCGGCTCGAACTCATACCGCACAACCTCCCCGATCATCCTTCTCATCTCAAGATGGTGAGCGTAGCGCTTTTCCGTCCCATTCATCCTCCCCGGCTCATGCCGCGCCCTCCCACCACCAACCTTTGCTAATTGCTTATGTAAACCTATCATTTCTAGCGACTCAATAGGCGCTAACGTCACGTCGCGCAATCCAGCCGCCCATTCTGCGAGCCCCAGGCCCATCTCGTTCCTTGGACGGTTCATCCACGCGTTGCGGGTCTTTTCATCAATTCCCATATACGGTATGATACCGTATATGACATCTCCAAACAAGCCACGTTTCTTCCGTCTTGAAATTCTCTTTCGCGATGAAGCCCAACGCGATATGCTGCGTCGGGCCGCTACCGCCGCTGGTGCTCACGGCTTCAGCGAGTGGGCGCGCTTGGTCCTCGTCGAAGCTGCTCACCGCGTCCTTGGCACCTCTCCCAAATGACTCTCTCAGGCTGGCAGCGGATCGGCGTCGTCGCCTCGGGCCTTTGGCTGCTCGTAGGCGGCGTCTGGGGTAACAACGTGGGTCTCGACCAGGGCGAGTTCGCTTTGGGCATTCTCGACTCCTGCACCGACAGTGCCGACGTGTGCATGGTACAGTTCAACCGAATTTACAACGCCGCAACACAGGATCACTGGCTTTACGCTCTCTGCTACGCCGTCATTCCCCTGGTTGTCTCATGGTGTCTGGCGGGGCTTGCTATTGTTGCCTATCGCTGGATTTACGCTGGTTTCTGTCAGGAGTAAAACGATCATGCCATCGCCTCGCAATCGCGCAGCAGAACTTGTATCCGCCAAAGAACGTCAGGCTCTTCGTCTTGGGGCACTCATGGATGCCCGGAACACCGGCGAGTCCGCGAAAGAGGTCATCATCGTTACCCATGCGCTGATCCTCTGCACCCTCCCCTACAGCCCAACCGCCGAGCATTCGATCGTCCGCAAAGCCCGCCTCGGCGATGGCACCACTTTGCGTGTTACCTTCAGTGCCGGCATTGAAGGAATTTATTTGCCTTTTGGTTCTGATCGTAAACTCCTGCTCTGGATTCTGGACAGAGCTTGGCGTTGCAAATCACGAGAGATTGCGTGGCAGTCAGCTCGCGAGTACCAGCGAGAGATGGGTATGTCTTACGGCGGCCGCAGCAACCGTGATCTCCAAGCCAGTTTTCGGCGGCTGTCTGGGCTAACAATCAACATCGAACGCGCAAATGGAAGTTCGGTCTGGGGTGCCAACCGCTGCGTAATCGAAAACTATCATCTCCCAACTTCTATCCATGGCTTCGACGACGCAAACCAGATCTGTTTGGCTGGCATCCCGGCCCATAAGGACTACAAGATTCGGATCAATGAATTGCTGTTTGAGGAGATGGAGGAATTTCATTATGCAATTCCGCGTCTCCTCTGGAACCATGCAAAGCTGGTCGATGCAAAGCCGGGTCAACGTGGGCATGGTAGCGCCCGCGTCCACGATCTTTTGATGTTCCTGTTTGTTCGCTGCTATGCCGCAAAGAGCGAGTCCGTCATACCTTGGTCCTCGTTGTCGGATCAGGTTTCAAGTGACTCAAACCCTCGCAGGCTGAAATCTCAGGCTTGTGAAGCAATCAAGTTTCTAAAACACTTTTGGCCTGGTTCCCAGATTGAGCCGTGCGCTAATGGAATCTTGATAAATCGTCCGACCAGTCCTCCGCACCCTGACGATCCGTCTGTGAATCGCATCCGTCGCCACTAGGCGCTCATTTCACCATTATCTTTTGTTTTCTATGTATTAGGCATGGGGTTTTGCGTACGGGAATTTCCTCGTTTAGAGGAAATTCAGGTTTTGAAAGTGGGCCTCCCCGTACAGGAAAAGTGGGCCTCCCCGTACAGGTGAATGGTTTTTACATGGGCCTCCCCGTACAAACACATGGGCCTCCCCGTACGCCTTAATAGGAAGCAAGAGATGCAAGAGGTAATACCTCAAGAGATAGAAGCGCAGGAGTAGGTTCGTGTGGAAATCCATCTCAACTTCCTTCGTTTGATCACGCCTGCATCTGACTGGGTGAGCTACGCCGAGTTCTGACTTTACCGTGGATGCGCAATAAAATAAATATATAAGTAATAAAGCGCTCTGCCGGTTGTGTAGATTCGCATGTCTCAATATGCTCGCCATAGTTAGTACGAGACGCTATCTGGCCACAGTCCTGTAATGCATT